GTCGGGAAAAGTTTATTCATGTGCCATATGGCTAGCTCCGTCCTCCTGCAAGGGCGCAATGTTCTCTACATTACACTTGAAATGGCAGAGGAGCGGATTGCTGAAAGAATTGATGCGAATCTCTTGAATGTAAATATCAAAGATATTATGGATATTCCTAAAACTCTATACGAATCAAAGCTAACAAAGCTTGCAGAGAAAACTAGAGGAAGACTAATCATTAAGGAATATCCAACTGCATCTGCACATGTTGGACATTTTAAATCTCTGTTGAATGACCTCGCACTCAAAAAGGGATTTAAACCAGATATTATTTTTATTGACTATCTGAATATCTGTTCATCTTCTCGATACAAAGGAAGTATTGTTAACTCATATACTTTTGTAAAATCTATTGCGGAAGAGTTACGTGGTCTTGCTGTAGAATGTAATGTTCCTATTGTTTCTGCTACTCAAACAACTCGTAGTGGTTATGGCAACTCTGATGTTGAACTTACTGATACCAGTGAATCTTTTGGTTTGCCAGCTACTGCTGACTTCATGTTTGCTCTTATTAGTACAGAAGAACTTGAGCAACTTGGTCAGATTATGGTAAAACAGTTAAAGAACCGATACAATGACCCAACCACATTCAAGAGGTTTGTGGTGGGGATTGACAGAGGGAAGATGAAGCTCTATAATGTAGAGGAAAGTGCTCAGAAAGGAATCACTGATTCTGGAAACAACTCAGATGATTCTGATTATGACACAAAATTCAAAAAACAAAGCCGAACTTTTGAAGGATTTAAAGTATGACAAAAAAACTAATTAGTCTAGATGCGTATCAGCAATTTGTTGGAGATACAACTAGCATTTACTCCAGCAACCCAGAAGAGTTTGTAAACAAAGTAAATGAACTTAGTCGTAAGTTGCCTGAAGACAACGTAAACGGGACTGGTGTTGACTTGAACCGACTTCTCACTGCTGCAATCGGTCTCACTGCTGAAGGTGGTGAATTTGCTGAAATTGTAAAGAAGATTGCATTTCAGGGTAAACCATATAACGACCAATCTCGTATTCATATGATTAAAGAGATGGGAGATGTGATGTGGTATATTGCTCAAGGTTGTATTGCTCTTGGAACTAATCTAGAAGAAGTCCTGGAAACTAACGTTGACAAACTCACTGCACGTTATCCTGAAGGTGCATTCCGAGTATTCCGTTCTGAAAATCGTCAAGAAGGAGACATTTGATGTCTTTACGTGATGTCAGAGAGCACCCATTCAGAGATGGAATGAAAAGTGTAAATGACTCATTAAAAATGTTAGATGGGTTTTCTATGTTGGTTCCAGATTCTGAAATCAGTAGATACCAAAATTATTTGAATGCGGCTAAAAAATTTCTTCCATTATGTTCTGACTTTATTGAAATAATTTATCATAATAAGAATTTTTATATATTCAAGATATTTGACCAGTTCATGTTTAAATATCCAAAGTCTAAACAAAATTTAGCAAATCCAAAAGAAATAACTGCTGCATTTATTGAATTTTATGTTAGACTTAGAAAACAACAAGTAAAAAAATTTGATAAAGAAAAGGACGATGGCTTTAAGTTTCTAGCAAGTAATACCACAAACATCTATAATACTCTTGTAGTTTATACAAATTTAATACGAGCAAGTTCCGTATTAATTGCAAATCCTGTAAGGTTTTCACAATAAAACACAACTAAATAATAGATGTAGAAACACTTTCTTTTGATGAAAACTTTTAGACAATTTGTAACTGAAGCTAGAACACCAGCAGGAAAGGAAGCAGAAAAGAAAGGTCTAGTTCATCTTGGAAAAGGATATTATTCCAATTCAAAAGGTGAAATAGTTGCTAAAAGTGAAATGGGGGGACAAAAACTTGTTCCAATTTCTAAATCAGAAAAAAATAAAATCAAACAAGGTCTTCCTATTTCTGGTCCTCAATCCGCAGCTGATGTAGCTAACTCTGTAAACGCAGCTCCCGCAGGTTCTCCGCCTGCAGGGGCTGCTTCTGCTGTATCTGCTCAAGAACCTATACAGCCATCCGAAGGAGAAGGGCCAGCTATAGTAATTACATTCGGAAGGTTTAATCCTCCTTCTCAGGGACATGAAAAATTACTTGCTTCTGTACAAGAACAGGCAGAAGAGCTAGAAGCCGAATACAGAATATATCCAAGTCGTGCATCAGATAAAAAGCAAAATCCACTAGACTTCAAAACCAAATATAATATTCTACAACATGTATTTCCAGATTACGCAGAAAATATTATAAACGACCCAGAAAATGGAGATAATATTTATGATATTTTACAAGGATTACATGATGAAGGATACGAGCATGTAATTATTGTATGTGGTGATGAGAATGTTAAAAAATATCAAAAGATAGCAGAAAAATATAATGGAAGTGTTTATGATTTTTATGGTGTAGAAGTAGTTGGTGCTGGAATGGAAGATCCAGATGTAGATAAGTCTGAGGGCATTACTAGTTCTATGATGAGAAAAGCTGCATTGGAAAATGATTATGAGACTTTTAAAAAAGGTCTTCCTGGAAATGCAAGCAAAAAAGAGTGCAGAGCAATTTATATGCAAGTTCGTAAGTCAATGAATCTTAAAGAAGAACTTTGGAAAATATCTCCTTCTTTAGATTTAGAAAATTTACGTGAAGAATATTATCAAGGAAATATATTTAATCTAGGAGAAACTGTTATTGATTGCAATACCGGAATCGACGGAAAAATTATTACTCGTGGTTCTAATTATGTAATCTTTGTTGATGAGCAGAAAAAAATTCATAGAACATGGATTAAAGATTTGAGTTATCACCCGAAAGTGTTAGAAATAGGAACGGATGATTATAGACAATATGTTCAAAGACTTACTCCTGGAGAAAAAGTTCAATCTTTTACTACAGCTAAACGAAAAGATAAATAATAATAAATAAAGAACTTACAGAATAAAATGGATTTATCTATTGTTTCACAGTTTATGTCTCTAACTCCAGACATGATGTATAAAGCTACAAAACTTGTAGAGACTGCTAATGTACATTTTCCTGGAGATGTAGATTTACAAGAAAATTATTTGAGAGAAAATTTAATTGATACTACTCTAGAATATGCTCTTACCCTTCTAGAGAATCAGAAAGTAAGAGATTATATGAATGTTGCTGTATACACAGACGGTAGAACATTCAGTGCCCCAACATTAGCAATTTATAATGTTGGCTCTATGCCAGAAATTAAACAAAGAATTCAATCTAAATTGAATTCAAAAACTGAAGCATTAGATCCAGTTGGTCAAGAAGATGCTGATATTGATAATGATGGTAAGAAAAATGATAAGAATGATAAGTACATTCGCAAACGCAGATCCGCAGTAGCTGCTGCAATTTCTAAGCGTAGACAGCGTACTGAAGATGTAGATTACGTTGCTGAACTTTGGAAAGGTAGACACGGACAATCTGAAAAAGAATATCAGGCTGGACGTTCCGACGCAGGTAAAAGAATTTCTGGAGATGAAAAAACTGGACCAAACTATTACACTAAGGGTCGTGCAAGAGGAGCAACACCAGATGCTCCAACTGCTCCTGGTGCAAAGCCAAAGAATACTCCAAAACTTAGCAGCTCCGAAAAAGAATATCATCAATATAATAAGAGCGGTGCTAAGCGTAGAGCTGAATATAATAAAGTAGGTGGTTCTAAAGGTCTTCCTGAAGAGTTTGCTACAGAAGCCAAGAATAAGCAAGGTAAAGAGCAAGGTTCTGACGGCAAAGCTTGCTGGAAAGGTTATAAGTATGCTGGCACTGAAAATGGTAAAGATAAGTGTGTGAAGATGGAAGATGTTGCAGAAATCGCAACAGAATATTTTATGAACGAAGGACTCAACGAATACGGTATTGATATTCTAATTGAGGAGATGGGTCTAGATGATTTCTGTGATTTTGTGAATGAAATTTCCGATGAGTATATGCTCAGCGAAGCAAGAACTTTAGTCGGAAAGAAAAAAACTGCAGCTACTGGTAAGGCCAGAGGAGTTTCTTTAAAAGCAGCTCCAGGTAAAACTACAAAAGCTGCGGTTGCAAAATATGGAACCACCAGAAAACTATCTGGTTCAAGTTCTTCGGGGACTATTAAAAAGGTAGCTAAAAAGCAACCAGAAACTAAATCAACTCCAGTACAAACTAAAGAAAAAGCAAAAGGTGGTATTCTTGGAGCACTTAAAGCTAGAGCACAAAAGGATATTGCATCTGTTAGACAATCAGTAAACACAGCAAGACAAGTAGGTGCAAGACGTGCAGCAGAAGTTAAAGCAACTTATGATGCGGTTAGATCGAAAGGTAAGGAAGCAGAAAAATCAGCAGCAGCAACCAGGGCAAGAAGACAAGCAACTGTTGCGGTTGGTAGAGCAGCTCAGCAAGCAGGTAGAACTGCAGTCAAGGCTGCAGGAGCTGCTGGTGCGGCTGCAGGAGAAGCAGTAAAGGCCAAAAAGTCTGGTAAGACTGCTGCTCAAGTGGCAGGAAGAGCTGCTGGAACTTTTGTTAAAAAAATGACAAAAGAAGAAAAAGAACTTTTAACTCAATACTTCATTGAGGCTGAAATTGCATTTGATTATGATGAAGTTCAAGAAATTTTTGAATCATTAGACCAAGAGCATTTTGAATATTTTCTAGATGAAGCAATGTCTTTAGTTGTAGAAGATTCTCCATCTGCTATTGATGTTATTCAAGAAACTTTAAATAGATCTTATGATTTATCAAATTTTAATTTTACTGATTGGAGAACTTTACTTGAAATTCATTCAAGTGATGAAGCTACCAGTAAATTTGTAAAGAAAACATCTTCTGCAACTTCTAACCGTCATGTTGAAATGAAAGGAAAGAAAAAAGATGGTGTAATTATTAATCCTAAAGCATTCACCACTGTAGAGGAAGTTGAACAGATTGATGAAGTTTCTCCTCCAGGTGCTAAGTTCAAAAGAATGGCTAAGCACATCAAAGCTGGATATGCTGAAGATGGATTAACTAAAAAAGAAAAGGGAATTGCTTTTGCAACTGCATGGAAAGAATATAAGAAACAGCAAAAGGAACAAGCAGATCCAGAAGCAGCTAAAACTGCAGCACAAGGTCAGCAAAAAATGAAAGTACAACAGCAAATGCAGAGAAAGCAACTAATGCTTCAACAGCAAAGGCTTCAAATGCAAAAGCAAGGTAAACTTCCAGTGGGTCACATGGAAGAAGTTGAGAACCTAGATGAACTCAATCGTTATGAAAAGGAAACTGGAACATCTTCTGGTTCTCTCAATATGCCAAAGGGAAGGCCAACCCAAAAAGGTGGAGAAACTAATCCTGCACTCAGATCAGTTAGACAAACCATGCGTAAGATGACTGGAACACCTGCAGGACAGCAGAAAAAAGTTCCTGGTAAAAAGCCACCTGCAGCGGGTGAATATGGTTCTGGTGTAAAATCTCCTGCTCAAAAAGTAGCACAACGTCGTGCTACAGCACAAAGAGCACAAGATAATATGTCTTCTAGATTTGATTGAACTAAATATAGATAGATCTACTTTTAGGAGGACACCATGGGAGCACTTGTAGAATTAGTAAAACCATTACTACTAGCAGCTATGAACAGCTGCCATACAAAAAAATTAGTATGTGATTTACTTGACCGTTATGTTAACACTACAGATAATGACATTGATAATGTAATTGCTACAACTGTAAGAACTGCGCTTCTTAGAGATTGTAAGTGATTGAATGTTTAATAGTTAACTTTGGGTTTACTATATTATTAGCATTTTGTTTAGCTTTATCTGAATGGTTAGGTTCTAATTCAAAGATAAAATCAAATAGTATATACCAGTTAATTAACACATTTTTAAAACATTTAAATAAATGACTCATGGGGAGGTGACTCCCCATTTTTTATAAATACTAATAGAAAAAATATTTTTCAGAGGATTTCTAATGTCTCTATACGGAAGAACTGATTCAAATGCTAATAAAGCAAAAGTTGAGTCTACAATTTCAGCCTCATCCCAAGCTAAGACAATTGTGTTTGTTGATGAAACTGAAGCAGCTCTAAACGAAAACCGTCAGCGTGGTATTGATGGTCCTGGTTGGTGGTCATATTTTACATACACTGATGATGCAGGAAATACTCGCCATAAAGCAGAAAAGCTAGTAGCTCTTTCTAATCCAGATACAAATGCGAACGAAACTCAGTCTGACGATACTATTGCTGCAGACGCTGCATCTGCAGTAACAATTACTGCACAACCTGCAAATGTAACTGGTGCTTCTACTCCTTACACTGGAACTTTCTCAGTTACTACTTCTACAACTGGTACTCCTGGAACACTTGCATACCAATGGCAGTATCAAACTGCAACTGGTACACGTTGGATTAATCTAACCAATGCTGGTGTGTTCTCTGACGCAACGACTGATACTCTTACTCTTACCTCTGCTGCTAAAGCAACATACAATGGATATAAGTTCCGTGTGAAGATTACATCTGCTGGTGGTACTGAAGAAGTTACTTCATCAACAGCTACACTAACTTATGCATGATAACAAATGAGATTTACTGAATTGAATGAAGATAACTTTTTGTTATTTGCAATTAAAAATTATGATAATCCAAATGCAATGACAAAAGATGATTTTTTTGAGGACCTGAAAAAATTTAAGTATATTAAAAGATTACTTAAGCGATACGATAAAACAGGTGTTCTTAAAACTCATCTTTTGTTAAATCATATAATTGTCATTTATAATATATTTGGTGATGCCGCAACTCCAATATTATTTTTTAAAGTGGACAAACAATATTGGTCTCCATTGAAATCGTTTATGGTCTTCTTGAATAGAATTGAGGAGGAAACATTAAAAGAAGTACAAATAGATTCTTATTGTTTAGAGGAATTAACAAAGATATGAAATATTATAAAGAAGAAGTTGCTGCGAATTCTGTTGGGACTGGTGCTGAAGTTTCACTTCCTCCTTCTGTAGAACCACCTGGGATTCCAGCATCAAAAAGAAAAAGAAGAGCGAAAAAGGTCAATGAAACTTATATTTTTGAAAGTGGAGGAAAAGTAATTGACCAACTTAAACAAATTGCAATGGCTGGCAATCAAGGTGTAATTGTGTTTGATAATGGAGAGAAGAAGCAAATGTCTGCAGTAAATGCATCAAAGATTGTAGACTTATATAGAAATTTAAATGCAAGTAATAGAGTTAAAATGATAAAGTCAGTTAACTCTTCTTCTTCTGGTCTTGATAAAATTATTAATTTTGCTTCATCGAGAGTATAAACGAGTAATTCATTCCAAGAACCATTATGTTTGGATTAATGTCACGAACAGATTTTGCTAAATTAGATGTATTAGAATCTAAATTAAATATCTATGAGTCTTTATCTAGAGAGATGCTAGATAAATTAGAAAACGCAGTAGATAAAATTTCAGAATCTAATCAACGAATTGCAAATATTTTAACCAAACATGATGAAAGAATTGACCAAAGTATTAAGACAGATGAACTTCTCATTAAAATGATTGATGAGGTTAAGACAAGCAATAGTAAAGAACATAAAGAAGTTCAAGAAAGAATATCAGCAGTAGAAAAAACAGTTGATGACCTACTCAAATTCCGATGGCAAGTCGCAGCAATTGCAGGGGCCGCTGTGCTGGTTGTCGGACTGGTCACTCCCTATATTGACAATATGTTGAATCACAGCTATAATGGAGGGAGCGAACAAGTACTTACGAAATGAATTTTATTGATTCTAAATATGTTAATTTGGTTTCGGGAAGACTAGATAAATTTAGCAGAAAGCACGAGAATCTCTATAACTTTAGGTGTCCTTACTGTGGAGATTCATCAAGGAATAAAAACAAAGCAAGAGGATTCTTCTTTACTAAAAGAACAGATGTATTCTACAGGTGTCATAACTGTGGAGTTGGAAGAACTCTAGCAAATTTTTTGAAAGATATTGATGTAAATCTTTATGATAATTATGTCATGGAGAGGTTTAAAAATGGAACTACAGGAAGAGGTTCCAACACACCAAATCCAAAGCTAGACGTAGAATTCAAGAAGCCAGTATTTAATACTACACCGCTATCTAAGCTAGACAAAATATCAGAACTAAATAATACACACCCAGCCAAAGAATATCTCATTCAACGCAGAATACCAGAAAAACATTTTTCAAATCTTTATTTCGCTGAGGATTTCAATGCTTGGGCAAACACAGAAAGTAAATTTAAAGAATCTAGAATTGTCATCCCTCTCCTCTCCAAGTCAGGAAAATTGTTTGGATACCAAGGTAGGTCTCTTGACAAAAATTCAAAACTGCGTTATATTACTACCATGTTGGATGACAGATATGCTAAAGTATTTGGACTTCATACTGTAGATTTTACTAAAACAATTTATGTCACGGAGGGTCCTTTTGACTCTCTTTTTCTGTCTAATGCTATTGCTATGTGTGGAGCAGATGTTCAACTAGATAAAATTGTATATAAAAGTAGAGTTTTTATTTTAGACAACGAACCTAGGAATACTGAAATTATTAAGCGTTATGAAAAGTTGATTGATGCCAAAGAACAAATTGTAATCTGGCCAAGCACAATCAAAGAAAAAGACATTAATGATATGGTTATTTCTGGTTTAGACCCTGTGGAAATAATCACAAAAAATACAGTTCAGGGCGTAGAAGCAAAAATCAAGTTTAATCAATGGAAAAAAGTATGAGCAACGGAACTAAAGTAAGGAAGCGTAATGGAAGTCTTGAGCCACTTAATTTAGATAAAATTCATAATATGGTTGAATGTGCTTGCGGAGGATTAGCTGGAGTTAGTGCATCCCAAGTAGAAATTCAATCAGGTCTTCAATTCTATGATGGAATCACTACTGATGAAATTCAAGAAATCCTGGTTAGGTCAGCTAGTGACCTTATCAGTCTCGATAATCCAAATTATCAGTATGTTGCTGCTCGTCTCTTGCTTTTCGGTTTATATAAGCAAGTCTTTGGAGCTAATTGGAAAAACGGGTTCCCAGACGTTCATGACCATCTTGTAGGTGGTGTTTCCCTAGGCGTGTATGACGGAGAACTTCTCGGCAAATATTCTATGGAAGAATGGGATAAAATCAATTCTTGGATTGACCATGAAAGAGATTACTTATTCACTTATGCTGGTCTTCGTCAAGTAGTAGATAAGTATTTGGTTCAAGATAGGAGTTCAAAAACAATTTATGAAACTCCTCAATATATGTACATGTTAATTTCTGCAGTAATCTTTGCAGAATATCCAAAGGAAACAAGACTAGATTATGTCAAACGATATTACAACGCAATCTCCAAGCACAAAATCAACATCCCAACACCAATTATGGCAGGTGTTAGAACCACTCTTCGCCAATTTGCTTCTTGTGTTCTTGTTGATGTTGACGATTCTCTCAATTCTATCTTCAGCTCTGACATGGCTATTGGCCGTTATGTTGCACAGCGGGCTGGAATCGGTATTAATGCTGGTAGAATCCGAGGTATCAATAGCAAAATCCGTGGAGGAGAAGTTGCCCATACAGGAGTTATTCCTTTCCTCAAAAAATTTGAAGCGACGGTCCGTTGTTGTACTCAAAACGGGATACGTGGTGGGTCTGCGACAGTTCACTTCCCTATTTGGCACCAAGAAATAGAAGATATCATTGTATTAAAAAATAACAAAGGAACAGAAGATAATCGAGTTCGTAAGCTAGATTATAGTATTCAAATCTCAAAACTTTTCTACGAGAGGTTTATCAATGGAGAACAAATTTCACTCTTCTCCCCCCACGACGTTCCTGGTTTGTATGATGCTTTTGGGACTGATTCATTTGACGACATGTATGTGGCTGCAGAACGAAATGATTCTATTTCAAGAAAAACTATTGATGCACAAGAACTATTTTTAGACATTCTAAAAGAACGTGCAGAAACTGGTCGTATCTACATCATGAATATTGACCACTGCAATGCTCATAGTTCTTTCCTAGACAAGGTTAATATGTCAAATCTTTGTCAGGAAATCACTCTTCCAACCGACCCAATTCAACATATTGATGGAGAAGGAGAAATTGCACTTTGTATTCTTTCTGCAATTAATGTTGGTAAAGTAAACCATCATTCTGATATGGAAGAGTTATGTGACCTTTCTGTTCGTGCTCTAGATGAATTGATTGATTATCAAAAATATCCTGTAGATGCAGCAGAGTTTTCTACTAAAGCTAGACGCTCACTAGGTATTGGTTATATTGGACTTGCTCATTATCTAGCTCGCCATGGAGCAAAATATGAAGACCCATCTGCTTGGAAACTTGTTCATGACTTAACTGAAGCATTCCAATATTATCTTCTTAAAGCATCCAATCAGGTTGCAAAAGAAAAAGGTGCATGTGAATTCTTTACTCGCACAAAGTATTCGCAAGGAGTTCTTCCAATTGATACTTATAAAAAAGATGTAGACGAAATCGTACCAAATAATCTTAACTATGATTGGGAAACTCTACGTGCCGAAATTCAAGCACATGGTCTGCGACATAGTACACTGTCCGCACAAATGCCATCGGAGAGCAGTTCCGTTGTGTCAAATGAAACCAATGGAATCGAGCCACCTAGAGATTACTTGTCCGTTAAGAAATCAAAGAAGGGTCCCCTTAAGCAAATTGTTCCAAGTTATCAAACTCTCAAAAAGAACTATACTCTTCTTTGGGATATGCCTAATAACGTTGGTTACATTAACATTGTTTCTGTAATGCAAAAGTTTTTTGACCAAGCCATTTCTGGTAACTGGTCATATAATCCAGAGCATTATGATAATAATGAAGTTCCAGTATCTGTAATGGCTCAAGACCTACTTATGACTTATAAGTATGGTTGGAAAACTTCTTACTATCACAACACATATGATAGTAAGTCTGATGGAGATACTGAAGATAAAGGAGAAGCGTTGACTCAATTACTAAATCAACTAGAAGATGAAGAAGATTGCGAAAGCTGCAAAATTTAAGGAGAACTTACATGCAATTTATTAAAAACACAAATAGTGAAATAAAGGGAATGACTGTATTTAATAGTAACCATGTAGATACCAAAAAACAACCAATGTTTTTTGGTAAACCTCTGGGAGTTCAAAGATATGATTCATACAAATATCCTATCTTTGAAAAATTAACTCAACAACAACTTGGATACTTCTGGAGACCTGAGGAGGTCTCCCTTCAAAAAGATAGAGCAGATTATCAAACTCTTCTTCCAGCACAAAAGCATATCTTTACTTCAAACCTGAAGTATCAAATTATGCTTGATTCCGTTCAAGGTCGTGGTCCTGGTCTTGCATTTCTTCCCTATTGTTCACTTCCTGAACTAGAAGCCTGTATGACTATTTGGGAAACTATGGAGATGATTCATAGTCGCTCATACACTTATATCATTAAGAATGTATATTCAGATGTAACAGAAGTATTTGATACTATTCTTGATGATGAAAAGATTTTAGAACGTGCTACTAGTGTAACTCAAGCATATGATGAGTTAATTGAATCTGCTCAACAGTGGGGTGGGGGTAAGCTCTGGGAACTTGGAGACCATACTACTGCAAATATTGAATTGAAAGAAGTAAAGAGAAAATTATATCGTGCAGTAATGAATGTGAATATCCTTGAGGGTATTCGTTTTTATGTTTCCTTTGCATGTTCTTTTGCATTCGGTGAACTAAAACTTATGGAAGGTTCTGCTAAGATTATTGGTTTGATTGCTCGTGATGAATCTCAGCATTTAGTTATTACTCAAAATATTATCAAGAACTGGAAGAACGGTGATGACCCACAAATGTCGGAAATCATGAAGGAAGAGGAGCAGAATGTGCGAGATATGTATCTTCGTGCAGTGAACGAAGAAAAGTCATGGGCAGAATATCTTTTCAAAGACGGCTCAATGATTGGTCTTAATGCAAAACTTCTTTCTTCATATGTAGAATGGATTACTAATCGTAGGATGAAAGCAATTGGTCTTTCTCCACTGTTTGATATTCCTATGTCAAATAATCCACTACCTTGGACTGAACATTGGCTAAATTCTAAAATGATGCAAAATGCCCCGCAAGAAACAGAAATTGAAAGCTATGTTATTGGCGGCATTAAACAAGACGTTAAAAAGGATACTTTTTCGGGGTTCAAACTCTAAGAAAATACCGCAAAAAATTAAAATACCAGACCCTTGGTTTTTATAAATAATATTATAAAAAATAAATACATTAACAAAAATGGCATTTACTCAGAAACTTTACGAAGCATATGCTGCAGTATATGATGAAGAACTTAGAGTTTCTTTATCTGAAGAAGCAGAACTATTTGAAGATGTAGATTATCTTTATGATGAAGAACTAGAAGAGATTGTTGATGAAACAATCGAAGCTATGGTAGAAGAAGGTTATGACCTAGATGAAATTGAAGAAGCTTTTGACGAAATTCTAGAAGAAGCTACAGTAACTACTGGTCGTGGAGGCTATACTAAGCTAAGCTCAGATAAGCGTTCTGCACCAGTAACTACTGGTCAAGGTACTGCAATGCGTCAGCAAGCAAGACGTACTGCAGTAGTTTCTGCTGCTCGTCAACGTCAAGCACAAGCAGTTAAGGATGCTCCAGGAGCAGCTGCAGCTCGTGTTAAGGGTGCAGTTCAGAGCGGTGTAGCAAAAGCTAGAAAGGCTGTAGACACCGCTGCTGGAGATTATGCTGCTAAAAACAAACTAGTAACTGGCAAGAAAGGTCAAGCACTCAACAGAAGTGCTATCGGCATGAAGCAAGCATCCAAGGATCCTGCTGGCCGTAGAGGAGTTCGTTCTGCAGTTGTTGGTCATCTTGCAACCAGAGCTGCAAATAAGCTTCAGCGTGGAGTTGAAAAAGTTAAAGGTGCAGTTAAGTCTGCTGGTCAAGCTGCAGTAGCAAAAACTAAGTCTTCAAGTGATGCTGCTCAGGCTAAGATGCAAGCTGCAGGTTCTGCTACCAAGAAAGCTGGTAAGGGACTTCTTGGTAGAGTTGCAAGAAAGGTAGCTTCTGGTGCAGGTAAACTAGCATCCAGACTAGGGGAAGAAGTTGATGTATATGATGTAGTTCTTGATCACCTTCTATCTGAAGGGTATGCAGAAACTCCAGAAGCAGCACAAGCTATCATGGTTAATATGTCAGATGCATGGATCTCTGAGATTCTAGAAGATTGAATTTAAAGTAAAATAATGCACGAAGAGGTCCTATGGGACCTCTTTTTTATGCTTGTAATCCCCAGTAAAATCAAGTAAAAACCATAGGTTTTTAGTGCTTAATTCAAAAAGCCTGCTGAGGGGTTGACAGGACGATTAAAACCTGCTAAAATTCACTCTGTTAGGGGTGAGATAAATATCTGAGATAATACTTAAAGAGATATATAATGAAACCTCAAAGTGCTAAAGCTAAAGGTAGGAATCTACAAAAATGGGTTAGAGAACAGCTTATAGAACAATTAGAAATACATCCTGAAGATATTGAATCTCGTTCTATGGGTGCTGGCGGGGAAGACCTAATTATGGCTAGAGCCGCTAGAAGTAAATTTCCTTTTTCTATTGAATGTAAAAATGTAGAAAAACTAAATGTATGGGAAGCTTATGAACAAGCTAAAGCTAACTCAGGTGATTATGAACCTATTGTTGTTATGAAAAAGAATCACAAAAAACCTTTAGTCGTTGTTGATGCAGAATACTTTATCAAACTATTTGGAGAACTAAAATGAAAATCGACTTACATAACTTTTTTAAACATTATGATGAAACCAATCCAAAGCATGTTGCTGCGGTAGAAGAATTTGAAAAAACTCTTGAAAAGAAAGCACCAGAAGAAGTAGACGATACATCTAACTGGGTTAGAATTTTTAGAACTAATCCAGAAAAACCAAAATCGAATATTTTAGAAGTTCCATTCTTCCCACAAACCGATAATTACAGAGATGCTAACCGTACTTGTAACAGTTCTAGTTGTGCTATGTGTCTTGAGTATTTTAAACCTGGCACGTTAAAAGGACCAAAAGGAGATGATGCTTACGTTCAGAAAGTTTTCTCAATTGGTGATACAACTGACCATATGGTTCAAACCCGTGTGTTGGAGTCTTATGGTATTAAGTCACACTTTAGCTATAATCTTACTTTTGATGGCCTTGACCGTGAGCTTGCTGCAGGCAGACCAGTTGTTATTGGCATTCTCCATAGGGGGACTTTATCTTCTCCTACTGGTGGCCACATGGTTGTAGTAATTGGTAAGTTACCTAATGGCAATTATGTTGTGAATGACCCTTACGGCTCACTAAATGATAATTATACAGGACCAGTAACTAATGGCAAACATGCTGTATACACGAAGCAAGATTTAATGCGTAGGTGGTGTCCTAATCGTAATGACGGATGGGGTAGGGTTTTCCAACCCTGATAAGTTTTATAAATATCCCAAGTAACTTGACAATCCAATACTGACATGGTACTATAGTATCTGGTGAATAGCTCAGTGGCAGAGCGGTCAGCGATTAACTGAATTGCGAAGGTTCGATTCCTTCTTCACCTATTGGTAACACCAACTTATATCATAAGCGATTGAGTGTTATCATTTTGTGCCCAGGAAGGTGCTCACCGAGAGGTGAGTGTACCCCCCTTCTATTGGGATGTAGAGTTCTATTAATTTAAATGCGTTTTATTTCAACCCTTCTTATTGCTTCAACCCTTATTGGATTTACGCCCCAAAAAGCTGAAGCTGCCAGCGGATGTTCCCTGGCTTCACATTATGGTGTAGGTGATGGATATCACGGCCAAACCACCGCTAACGGTGAAAGATATAATGCATATGGTAAATCCGTTGCACATAGATGGCTTCCATTCGGAACTAGGTTACGTGTCACAAATCAACGAAATGGAAAGTCAGTTATCGTGCGAGTGAATGATAGGGGTCCATATGTCGGAGGACGAGACCTCGACCTGTCCTACGGGGCATTCTCTACTATTGCTTCCCCTGGACAGGGAGTGGCTAGTATCTGTTACTCACGAGTTTAACAGATAAATAATGGGGAGATTTGATTCTCCCCTTCCTCATGAAAAATAATGGATTGCCAGATAACCAGAAAGATGTCGTTGACATTCTTGGCAAAGCAGGATATTTAAAAGCAGAGAATGATAAAATTAAAGTATCATTGGACTCTGCGAATACATTAAACATTCAACCAAAAGGAACTCCATTTGGAGCAAAGGTAAGAGTAGAATCCGATGGGTCTATAACTCCAACTCTTACTTTTGACACAAAGAAGCTTAGAGATAAATCAAACTATGTTCCTCCTAAAGATTTAGTTGATGAAGCTCTAGAAAATTTTTGGGAGAATGACAATGTTTAAACTCTTTGAAATTAAAGAAGGTAAGTTTAAAGTACTTCCAATATTAAACCCTAAATATATCAAGGGATTCGTTGTTGTTTCTATCATCGCTATTATCATTGCTGGTCTTGCTGGACAATTCAAATTAGATGAGAAACAACTTTGGAAAATCTATACAGCACTAATTCAAAAATTAGGTCTGGAACAAAATCTTCCAGACATACCAGACCATCAAAAACAACTTGATGCTAAGGTAGAATTAGAAGTTGATAAAGCAATCTCAGATTATGAACGCTTGACAGGAGACTATGGGTATGTTAAGATACCAGCTCCACGGTACTCAGAAACCCCAGTTGACACTGATGTGTGTTATACTGATGAGTGTCGAGCATTAGGAGGAGAAATCCGACTCTGTGCTCCATGGGTCCCAGACTGCCCCTTGACAAAGCAAGAATAGTCTGCTATACTTAATACACAAATGACTCAGTAGCTCAGTTGGATAGAGCATCTGCCTTCTAAGCAGTTGGTCGGGGGTTCAAGTCCCTCCTGAGTCGTGACAACTGAATAAATTAAGGCATGAAACAATGTACAAAATCAGATGCAAATGTTGCAATTCCAATCTTGAAGTAGCAACTCCAAACAGGGGACAATCTTGTAAATGTCCCAACGAAACTTACATAAGGCTTGACAACAACGGATTACCTGTTATAATAGCTCAAGACATGAGCCAAGTAGAAATGGTAACAGGATTTACTAAACCAAAACAAAAGCAATCAAAAATGATGGAACAATTGAACACTCCAAAAAGACGAATAAGAAGACTAGATTACGAAGTTCGTTAATTTAGTCTGGGAGCATAGCTTAATGGTAGAGCGGCCTGCTTATAACGGGTTGGTCTGGGTTCAATTCCCAGTGTTCCTATTAGGAATCGACGGGTTCCTAAAGAATGTGGCAGAACAATCCTTGTGGTTACTCACGGGATAACGCAATAGATTAGAGGTGGTGCTCGCTGTATCGTTGAGAAATCAAAGGTATAGAACTTCCAACCAAGAAGAATCTAGGTACTTGGAAATACGGTTGTCAGTGTAACCTTCCAGGTTGTGGGTATGACAGATTCCCACCATTCACCACGGGATGTAGCTCAGTTTGGTAGAGCACTCGCTTTGGGAGCGAGGGGCCGTAGGTTCAAATCCTATCATCCCGATTACCGTTTACAGAACTTCCCTTCTGACGGTAAATACCACTAGTATATTATTCAACATAGACCACAATCGCCGTTGGATAGTTTATTAGTTTGACGTTGAACTGCAAAGTCAGCATACGGATAGAGGTTAGGTCCCTGAATACTACTGGAAATATTCGGGGGTATTCACACCTAATCCATCTGGGGAATTAGCTCAGTTGGTAGTAGCACTTGCTTTGCAAGCAAGATGTCATCGGTTCGAGTCCGATATTCTCCATTCCCTTTATATTATTACTATGGGAGACTCGGTTAAGTATCAAATTGAAAAATCCAGAGAAGCACTTCGTTCTGCACTTGAACTAGGTGCAACACATGAAGATGTATGGACTCTTTCTCAGATTGCATCTGCATTGAGTACTGTTGAAGCACTACTTGCTTCACAATCACAGAAAAATTACACATTAAAAAATCCATATTACAATGGATATGTAAGTAGTGGTATTTCTGATGATGTTATTACATTTAAATAAATAACATCAATACTCCTCAAGCCTATCTATAGAAGCTCAAACAGAGGAGTCACTGCGGAGTTAGTTCAGCGGTAGAACGCTATCCTTCCAAGTTAGATGTCGTCGGTTCGATTCCGATACTCCGCTTCCCTCATATATGAGGTTATTATGTCACTTATTTCTCAAACAGACCGTCAGATGGCTATTGAAGCTCTTGAATATTATGTTCAAAGGCTTAAAGATGATAACTGCACTCAAGCATCCATCAATGCATTTCAAACACTTCTGAATTGGATTGAACTTGAACATTACAAACATGAACATTAAACTTTGGTATTGTAAGCATATGAATCAGTGGAGGTGGACTCTAACTGATGACTCTAGGCCAATTATTAAACAAGAATCTGGTCAACGTCCAAATCTTCGTGATGCAATGAATGATGTTGCAACTACTGTTGAATACTTATTAAACATTCATCCTGAAGAAATGTAATATTAATTATCCTTGGGTAGTCTAGTGGCCAGGACACGCAGACAATGCAGTTGGAGTTTGGGTTCGATTCCCGACCTAAGGTACTAGTGGCACTGGAAAGATAAACCAGAATGCTGTAGTAAAGGGTGCAACAAGGAACGTTACATTAAACAAAGAATCCCCTCGGCCACATCGTAGAAAAAGCGAAACTGGCTTCATCATAAGTTGCTAAGTCGCTTAACGTAGGTGGACATTCTTGCCCTTAAAATCGTAGGTGCCAAAACCGCTCTTCATCCCTAGTATTCTGTGGGTGAGTGAAAGTAAAGAGTGATAACATAGGTAAAGTTATCTCCACCTACCACAATGGCGTGTAGCATAACGGTAATGCAAACGACTGTTAATCGTAGGACTGTAGGTTCGATTCCTACCACGCCAGTTGCCGATAAATATGAGTATCGGTGAATACTAAAATGAAATACAAAATTTCTTCAATGTACTGTTTTTATCAGGACGAAATTGTAGACATGTATTTCATCAATAATGTGCCATTTACATTTGAAGATATTCCTCAGATAATGCAGGATGACCCATATATTCAAATGGAAGCGGCTAATAATCCTGAATATTCTCCAGAGGATTTATACAAAACATCTTTTTATCTAATAGATGAAGAATGTCACCCATGTCTATTTCCAGTAGACTTGGAGAATCCTGAGGATATGCCACCAGTAGATTAGTGCCTCTTTAGCTCAGTGGTAGAGCACTCGCCTTGTAAGCGAGCGGTCATCAGTTCAAATCTGATAGGGGGCTTAAGTCTAACACTTAAAACTAATGTATGAAAACCAAACAGAATTTGAATTGCATCTATTAGCATTCGGAAAAAGAGTAGAGTATATTCTTGCTGCAGAAATGGCAGGTAGAATGAATGCTAATGATGCGTATAAAGAAATCAAATTGCTATTTGAAAATCTTAAACAGTTTCGTAAATTAGAAAAGAAACAAGACCACCCATTAGATTACGACCAAATTCCTGAACGATATTAATCATGACTATTTCACAAGGACTAGTTGACAAAGAACACGAAGAGGCTGGATTTGAAATAATCCACCTCTCTTTTCGTAAGAGAGAATCATGCCATCTTTATGGCGGCCCAGTAAACTATTACGTTGGTAACATTGTATTTCGTCTTACAGATGAAGATGCTATCAATCGTATGAAGTATTACATGCAAGAGAATGAAGACATTCGTGTAGCAACAGACCTAGAGTTGATGGAGAAGTATTACGAAGACCTTCACTTTGTATTTGGTGAATCAGAAGAACTTGATGAGGAACATGATGGTGAAAAATATACACCACTTGATATTCGTAACAAGAATGGTATCAAGGATGAAGATGTATTCATTCGTGCCCATCGTCGCAACATGGCACCGCTCCATGGATTCGTTGAATACATTGAGAAATTCAATTGTTATCGAATGCACGAATACTTCCAGGACACCCCAGTGGTTCATGGTATAATGCAGTATCTCCAAGACATGAAAGATGGTAAACCGAATCCTAGCCGCACTGTCTACCATGAGCAGTTCATCAACACCCTTGAAAACCTCTGCTGGTGGTGGGACTAGACAATGTGCCAAGTGCAAGACCAAACAACCCCTTGACAGCACCCACTACCAAGTGGTAAAATACTTTCGTTCTGGATTTTCGTATTATTGCAACGAATGTAATAAACCAAAACCTAGAGATTAATAAATTCAATAAATATTGATATCACCCAAGTCTCGGAGTAGACTATAAACTCTGCCCTGGTCGGGAGCAACCCCTTAAAATTCAAATGGAACAAACAAACTATCGTTCTTTCAAGTTATCAAATGTTTGTGCTGAAATTGAAAGTGTGATTACCACACTTAACCAAATTCAATCCCAAATGAATTTGAAAAATTATACTAAACTTCATGAAACGATTCAGAAACTTAAAGAACACAAACAGTATATTTGGCAAATATACAAAGATTTAGAAGTCTTGGAATGACTTAAAAAATACCCTGGTGGAGTCAATATGACCCAAATAGTCCTCGTCGGATTGGACATAAAATATGCCGACTGGTGCGGATGTGGAGGATACTCCCGCCGAGTTTCCAATTTTCTCGTAATCAAAATTGGTGGCGAGCCTGCAAATGGGGGTTGACAATCTCCAACAAATGCCCTATACTGGGTGAGTGAAACCGAACTATGTTACGGTTTCCAACAATATAAATAAAATCTGTAGTTAATCATTTAAAATTATGATGATTCGTTCATTTCTAACTGCTGGTGTAGTTGCTGCTTCTATTGCAGCTCCTGCGATGGCACAAGTCACCAGTGTATCCCAACTGCGTGATGTACAGCCAACCGAATGGTCATACCAGGCTATTTCAAACCTAGTATCTCGTTATGGTTGTGTTGCTGGTTTCCCAGATGGTACTTTCCGTCCTGGTGAACCTGCTACTCGTGCTCAACTTGCGGCTCTTACAAATGCTTGTCTAGACCGTATTACTGAGTTCCAAACTGCTGCTGATGCACAACTAGCTGCTGCTCTACGTGCAGAGTTTGCAAAAGAACTAGGTGCAACTAATGCTCGTGTATCTGCACTAGAAGTTGCTGCTGCTCAGAAAGCACAGGGCGTAGGTAACTACGTTGGTCTTGGTGTTCTTCTGAACAAGCAAGGTGTTGATGGTGGTGGTTATACTGAGAATCGTACTATTTCTGGTGCTACTCTTCAAGCACGTTATGCTGTGAAGAACTTCCGTAACCAGAATGCAGTTTCAGTTCGTCCTTACCTAAATGCAGTTGCTGGTCCTAACAGCGACATCGGCACTGCTGGTGGTGCTCTAGTTTCTTATGACTGGTCTATTGCTCGCAAGGCTGGTGTAAGTGCTGCTAACATCTATGGTGGTGTTGGTTATCAAGTTCCTTTCTCTAACGATACACAGGCTAACTATCAGTCTGCTGTTGGTGAAAAAGGTCAAGTTGTTCTAGCTCTTGGTGTGGAAGGTCGTATTACTAACTCACTAGTGGGTTTTGCTGACCTAAAGTTCCCTACCACAAATGCTGGTAATGCTTATGGTGGCAGTGATGCTGCTTACAGTCCTGTGTTTACTACTGGTCTGGGTTTCAAGTTCTGATTTTCTGACATTCGGGGGTTGACAAAACCCCTTTTTTCATATATAATATTGTAATAATTCTTAATTAATTTATAATGACTGTAACAACTAATGAGTATGGCCAGCAGAACATGTGGCCTAAAGAACCTGAAATGGTTTATCAAGAATACAATCGTAAGGGTCTTATGACTCCTATGCAAACTACGGAGATGTATAATGGACGCTGGGCTATGGTCGGTATTATTGCTGGGCTCATTTCTTATACTGTCTCTGGTAAACTCTTCTTCTTCATCTTCTGACAAATGATTGACAATGCCTGAACTTTTATTTACAATTACAGGAGTCAGCTTCTTAGTGTTGCTGGCATATTCCGTAGAAAAAATTTGTGAGACTTATTGATGGCTACTTACAACGTTACACTTCAATCCCCTGACGGCACAGAAAATACTTTCACTTGTGCTGATGACCAATACATTCTTGAAGCTGCTGATGAGGCTGGCATCGACCTTCCCTCATCCTGTCGTGCTGGTGCTTGTTCTGCTTGTGCTGGAAAACTACTTAGCGGTACAGTAGATAATGAAGAACAATCTTTCCTTGATGATGAACAACTTGAAGCTGGTTGGGTTCTTACTTGCGTAGCATATCCAACTAGTGATTGTACAATTTTAACCGAACAAGAAGAAAATCTTTAATTTAGGAGAACTATTATGAAATTTGGATTTACCCCTGAAGCTGAAATTCTAAATGCTCGTCTAGCAATGTTAGGATTTGTAGTTGCAATCGGCACTTACTTTACTACAGGACAAATTATTCCTGGAGTTTGGTGAACTGAATAAATACAGGAGGTTCAATACCTCCTTTTTTTATGTCTATAAAATTAACTGATGCTGCGAAACACACTGAAGGATATATGCATCAAATGGATGCATGGGAATATCTCCAGCAAAATACTCCACCTAAAGTATTAGAAGAATTTGCAAAGCGATTTAGAAATGAATATAAATCTGTAGATTCTAGTGTAATTCCTCAAGCTGGAGTCAGATTAATTAAAGAATTTGAAGGTTGTCATTTAAGTGCATATTACGACCCTCTTACTGGGGGACTTCCTATTACAATTGGTTGGGGAAGTACGAAAGATTTAAATGGTAAACCGTTTAAAATTACAGACAAAATTACTCAACAGCAAGCAGACCAACTGTTTGAATATCAATTAAGAAATCAATATCTTTCTCCACTTACTAAAATTCCATATTGGAATGAAATGAATGAAGAAATGCGTGGTGCATTACTTTCATTTGTATATAATCTTGGTGCTAACTTTTATGGCTCAGATGGATTTGGTACAATCACCAAAGTATTAAAAGATAAATCTTGGCACATGGTTCCTGAAGCACTTTATCGTTATCGCAATCCAGGATCCAGTGTAGAGAAAGGACTTGCTAGAAGACGTAGAGCTGAAGGTGCTTTATGGGAAACAGGATTATCTAAGATAAAATAATTTTCTTCCTTTTTTTGCTGGTCTTTTTATAAAACGAATAACCTCTGTCGATTGTTTTTTCGGTAGAGGTCTTCTATTTTCTAGAAATATTCCATCATTTGTTATAAGCCTTATGAGTATTAATAACTCAATGGTGATTATTTTCATCCTTACTTTCTAAGTAGTCTAGCATCATAATATAGACTATACAACCTATTGTTCCTAATAAAACTATTCCTAGTCCTATTGCAACTCCCCATGGAAATTGATTCATTTTTTTTCTACTGCGTCGAGAATTCTATCCAATTTTCTTTCTTGTTCTTCTTTTACTTCCTGAAGAGTCTTTTCAATTTGAATAATTTTTTGCTCTTGGATAGTAGTCTTTTGTTGTAGCCCCCAGAAACTGGTAAATCCACCAATAATTGCAGCACCTAATAGTGAAGTTGCGATAGTTCCCATATTAAGTTCCATTGTTTGATTTACTTTCTTCTTTATGTATCCAAGTTTTTAATTCGTGTAAATATTCTCTGAGAATATTTGCTTTTTGTTGATGCCACACATCACCAGTTTTCAAAAATATTCTAGTGTGATTATCTATAGCTTTTAATGTATTGTGGATGGGAGCATTCCAAGGTTCTCTTATAGGAGTATTAAATGTCCTTCTCTCGTCCATGTAAGTTCTGCTCCATGTAGGTATATAATTTTTCTTTCAGCTCACCAAATACATCCCACATTTCGTCAGACCCAGTTTTTTCTTGGTACGCATTACATGCTAAAATTAAATAATCAATATCTGTTGAGTTAAGTCTGTACATAGATCTTTTCCAACTCAATTATATTTAGGCAAACCCCCTTGACAGCCTTTGTAATCTATGCTACTATAAATAAATGTTAAGGGATGGAAACATTCCTTAACAAACATTCATAAACTCTTACGAACTTTTAAAACTATGACTGCTACCATCGCTCAACGCAATGGAAGTAATACATGGGAACAGTTCTGTGAGTGGGTAACATCTACCAACAACCGTCTGTATGTCGGTTGGTTTGGAACTCTTATGATTCCTACCCTTCTCGCTGCTACTATCTGTTTCATCGTTGCTTTCATTGCTGCTCCTCCCGTAGACATACTGCTTTAATCTGTGTCCTTCATCCGTAAGGATGATGTTAAAACTGGGTGAATTGCTGGAAACCGAAAGGCAATCAGCAGCCAAG